CACACGACGAATCAGGAAAATGGGAACGACCAGACAATATATTAAACAACTGGAGAGTTACAAAAACTACATTAAGACTAGGCCGAAGAATAGTAGGCAAGTGTATGATGGGCTCAACTTCAAACGCGTTAGATAAAGGTGGGGCAAACTTCAAAAAATTATACTACAGTTCAGACGTTACGAAAAGAAATAAAAACGGACAAACTTCTAGCGGACTCTATTCTTTCTTCATACCTATGGAGTGGAACTACGAAGGATACATGGATACTTTTGGATTACCTGTATTCGTTACGCCAAAAAATAAAGTCAAAGGAGTCGATGGTCTCCCAATTAGCATTGGAGTTATCGAACACTGGGAAAACGAAGTTGAAGGATTAAAGGAAGATCAAGACGGGTTAAATGAGTTTTATAGGCAATTTCCTAGAACTGAAAAGCATGCGTTTAGAGATGAGTCTAAATTTTCTTTATTTAATCTTACCAAAATATATGAGCAAATAGATTATAACGAAGATTTATCTAATGTTAAGAAAATAATTAAAGGTAATTTTCAATGGCAAAACGGTGTTAAAGATACTAGAGTGATTTTTACACCAAATAATCAAGGTAGGTTTAATATATCTTGGATTCCAGATAAAATTAATCAAAACAATGTAATACTAAAAGATGGTAATAGATACCCTGGAAACGATCATATCGGAGCATTTGGTTGTGACTCTTATGATATTAGTGGTACTGTCGATGGTAACGGCTCTAAAGGATCGCTTCATGGATTGACTAAGTTTTCTATGGAAAATGCTCCAGCACACCATTTCTTCTTAGAATACATAGCTAGACCACAGACTGCTGAGATATTTTTTGAAGATGTTTTAATGGCTTTAGTTTTTTATGGTATGCCAATACTAGCAGAAAATAATAAACCTAGATTGTTGTACTATTTAAAAAGAAGAGGATATAGAGGTTTTAGCATTAACCGTCCAGACAAAATATGGAATAAACTATCTGTAGCAGAAAAAGAAATTGGTGGAATACCTAATTCCAGCGAAGATATAAAGCAAGCTCATGCAGCTGCTATAGAGGCTTATATAGAAAATTACGTAGGGAGAAGTGGTGAAAATTATGGTGATATGTACCATCAAAAAACTCTAGAAGATTGGGCTACATTTGATATAAATAATAGAACTAAGCATGATGCTTCTATAAGTTCTGGTTTAGCTATAATGGCTTGCAATAAAAATAGTTACAGACCTATAAGTAAAAGAACTACAAAAAAAGTAAACTTAGGCATTAAACAATATAATAATGAAGGATCTTTTTCAAAAATAATAGAATAAATGATTTATACAGATAATAGCAGCATTTTTCCTGACCAGGTGGTACCTGATGAAGTTAAGAATAGTATTGATTACGGTAGACAAGTGGGTAGAGCAATAGAAGCTGATTGGTTTAGCGGAACTAGAACTGGCGTGCAAAATAGATATAATTATAATTTTAATAATTTTAGAACTTTAAGACTTTACGCTAGAGCTGAACAACCTGTTCAAAAATATAAAGACGAACTAGCAATTAATGGTGACTTAAGTTATTTAAACTTAGACTGGAAACCTATACCTATTATACCTAAGTTTGTAGATATAGTTGTAAATGGTATGTCTGATAAACAGTATGATATAAAAGCGTATGCTCAAGACCCTGCTTCATTAAAGAAAAGAACTGAATACGCAGAAAACATATTGAGAGATATGGAAGCAGATAGGTATTTAGCGGAAGTTAAGAAAAATACAGGTATAGATTTATACAACAACGAAAACCCAGAAGATTTACCACAGAATGCAGAGGAGTTAGATTTGCACATGCAATTAGATTATAAGCAGTCGGTGGAAATAGCAGAAGAAGAGGTTATAAATAATGTGTTGTCTAGAAATAAATATGATTTAACTAGAAGAAGAGTTAATGAAGATTTAACAATATTAGGTATAGGAGCTGTTAAAACGAATTGGAATGAATCTGAAGGTATAACAGTTGATTATGTTGATCCAGCTTATTTAGTTTACTCTTATACTGAAGATCCAAACTTTCAAGATTTATGGTATGTAGGTGAAGTTAAAGCTATAACATTAGCAGATTTAAAAAAACAGTTTCCAAAATTAACACCTGAAGAATTACAGAAAATACAAAAGTTTCCAGGTAACAATAATTTAATATATAACTGGAACGGTAGAAACGATGGTAACATGATATATGTTTTATACTTTGAATATAAAACTTATAGCGATCAAGTTTTTAAAATAAAGCAAACCGCTTCTGGACTAGAAAAAGCTTTAGAAAAACCAGATACTTTTAATCCACCTGAAAATGACAACTTTGACAGAGTTTCTAGATCAATAGAAGTTCTATATAGTGGAGCTAAAATATTAGGTCATGACATGCTATTAAAATGGAATTTAGCAGAAAATATGACTAGACCTAAATCTAATTTGGTTAAAGTAAATATGAATTACAACATCTGCGCTCCTAAAATGTATAAAGGTAGAATAGAATCATTGGTTAGTAGAATAACTGGGTTTGCAGACATGATACAATTAACACATTTAAAGTTACAACAAGTATTATCAAGAGTTGTTCCAGATGGTGTGTTTATGGACGTTGATGGTTTAGCAGAAGTTGACTTAGGAAATGGAACTAATTACAATCCACAAGAAGCATTGAATATGTATTTTCAAACTGGTAGTATCGTCGGTCGCTCTATGACTCAAGACGGTGATATGAATCCGGGTAAAGTTCCAATTCAAGAGTTATCTTCTTCGAGTGGTCAACAAAAAATTGCTTCTTTAATACAAACTTATCAATACTACTTGCAAATGATAAGAGACGTAACCGGACTTAATGAAGCTAGGGACGCAAGCACGCCTCACGAAGATGCGTTAGTAGGATTACAAAAGTTAGCTGCTGCTAATTCTAATGTAGCAACTAAACATATATTACAAGCTGCGTTATATCTAACTGTAAGAACTTGTGAAAATATAGTTTGTAGAGTTAATGACACTTTAGAGTTTGATCTAACTGCAGAAGCTTTGCGATCTTCTATAAGCACTTATAATGTAGGAACTTTAGACGACATAAGAGAACTTCACTTATATGACTTTGGTATATATTTAGACTTAGTTCCTGATGAAGAAGAAAAAGCTATGCTAGAGCAAAATATACAAATGGCTATTCAGCAACAAAGTATAACTTTAGAAGATGCTATAGATGTAAGAGAAATACACAATCTTAAATTAGCAAATTCTTTATTAAAATTAAGAAGAAAGAAAAAAGCAGAAAAAGATCAAATGCAGCAGCAAGCTATGATACAAATGCAAGCTGATGCAAATGCTGAACAAGCTGAAAGAGCGGCGGCAGCGGAAATGCAAAAGAATCAAGCGAAAGCTCAAACTGATCTACAGATTGAACAAGGTAAATCTCAATTTGAGATAGAAAGAATGTTGAAAGAAGCTGAAATACAACAGCAATTAGCTCAGGTTAAATTTCAATATGATATGCAGTTAGCTCAGTTAAAGGCTAACACGGAGGTTCAAAAAGAAACAATGAGAGTAGATAGAGATAAAGAAAGAGAACAAGAAATTGAAAACAGAAAAGATAAAAGAGCTAAAATAGTTGGTAGTCAACAATCAGCTATGATAACTCAGAGAGAAAACAACGATATGCCTATTGATTTTGAAAAACAAAATGATAATTCATTAGATTTAATGTCTAATTTCATGACCAAAAAATAGGTTATTATTAACTATTATATTATATTATGTCAGAAAAAGAAAAACCAATAGTCGACGAAAAAGTCGAAGGTTTAAAGGTGAAGAAAAAGCCTGGAAGACCTAGAAAGCTTGTAGAGAAAAGCGAAACAACTAAAATAGATTTAGCAAATAAAGAAACTAAAAAAGAAGAAGATGCCGTTCAAGAGCGAAAAACAGAAGAAGTACTTATGGGCGAAACATCCGGAGATAGCGAGAAAGTGGACGAACAAGTACGGGTCGAGTCCAGTGAAGATGCTAATAAAAAAGAGGAAGAAGTAAAATCACCTTTATCACAAGTAGAAAAAACTGAAAGTAAAGAAGAAATTAAAACAGAGCCTAAAGTTGAAGCTCCTAAACTTCCTGAAAACGTAGAAAAACTAGTTACTTTTATGGAAGAAACTGGTGGTAATCTAGAAGACTACGTTAGATTAAATAGAGATTACTCTAATATAAACGATGATGTTTTATTATTAGAATATTATAAAAATACTAAACCTCATTTAGACACAGATGAAATTAATTTTCTATTAGAAGATAAATTTTATTTTGATGATGAGGTTGAAGACGAGAAAGCTATTAAAAAGAAACAGCTAGCTCGCAAAGAAGAAATTGCAAAAGCCAAAAACTTTTTGGAAGAAACTAAAAAGAGATATTATGACGAGATCAAGTTGAGACCCGGTATAAATCAAGAACAACAAAAAGCAATGGACTTTTTCAATAGATACAATAAGGAACAAGAACAAGCAAAAAAACTTAGTGACGATTTTCAAGAAAGAACTCAAAGTTACTTCAAACAAGAAGAATTCAAAGGTTTTGAATTTAATTTAGGTGACAAAAAGTTTAGATATGGAATAAGCGACACTGAGAAAACGTCCAATGATCAATCTAGTATTAATAATTTTTTAAGAAAGTTTCTAAAAGAAGATGGTACGATTGGCAATATGGAAGATTATCACAAAGCGTTATATATGGCTAGTAATCCTGATACAGTTGCTAAACATTTTTACGAGCAAGGCGTAGCCGATGCAACTAAAGATATAGTAGCTAAATCTAAAAATATAAACTCCGAGCCTAGATCTGCTGATCCTGGTGATGTTTTTGTAAATGGATTTAAGGTTAGAGCTATAACAGGCGCTGATAGTTCCAAGCTAAAAATACAACGAAAACTTAAAAATAAATAAAAATGGGATTTCAAAATTCGGGATCTTTTCCCGCGGAAATTGTTCCATCTCAAAAGAAGTTAGCTTTACAGACTAACTATTTGGATTTTACTAACGGTGCTAATGATTTTGCACAACAGTATTTACCAGAGCTTTATGAGGCGGAAGTAGAGAGATATGGTAATAGAACATTATCAGGTTTCTTAAGAATGGTAGGCGCAGAAATGCCTATGACATCTGACCAAGTAATTTGGTCTGAACAAAATAGATTACACATCGCTTATGATGATGCTAGTGCTAGTGGAAATAGTACATCAGGTTGTAAACTAACAGTTAATAACATGGGTACAGGTGTTGGTGATACTGGAACTGATACTATTGCAATTAGAACAGGTCAAACTGTTTTAGTTTCTGATAAAGCTACTGGCTTAATCACGCAAAAAGCTTTAGTAGTTCAGTCTCCTTTAGACACTGGAACAGGTGCTGGTGTAGCTAAAAACATCATTACTGTAGTGCCTTATAACAACAGTGGTGACTGGGTGACTGGTATTGCTGGTGCAGCTATTAAAATGTTTGTATATGGATCTGACTTTGGAAAAGGTATGGATTCAATGCAAGGTGCTATTCAGCCTTCATTTACTCAATATCACAATTCTCCAATGATTCTTAAAGATTTCTTCGAGATCAATGGTTCTGATACTGCGCAAATTGGATGGGTTGAAGTGGCTACAGAAGATGGTACATCAGGATACTTATGGTATTTAAAGTCTGAATCTGAAACAAGATTAAGATTTGATGATTACCTAGAAATGTCTATGGTTGAAGCTGAGAAAGCTACGCACGCATTTAACTATGGTGCTGCTACAAATCCAGCTGCTAATATAGAGGTTAAAGGTTCTGAAGGTATGTTTGCTGCTATTGAATCAAGAGGTAATGTATACTCTGGTTTCTCTGGTGCTGCTGCTCCTGGAGCTGGTGCTTTAGCTGATTTCGATGCTATACTACAGCAACTAGATAAGCAAGGTGCTATTGAAGAAAACATGTTATTCTTAAACAGATCTACTGCATTAGATTTCGATGATATGATCGGAGCTATGGCTGGTGGTGGTTATGGTTCAACTGCTTCTGCGTCTTATGGTCTTTTTGACAATGAGTCTGAAATGGCATTGAACTTTGGTTTTTCTGGTTTTAGAAGAGGTTCTTATGACTTCTACAAAACTGACTGGAAATATCTAAATGACGCTACTACTCGTGGTATGTCTAAAGCTATTGATGGTGTTATGATACCAGCTGGGACAACTACAGTATACGATCAAATGATGGGTGTTAACATTAGAAGACCTTTCTTACATGTTAGATATAGAGCTTCTGAAACTGAAGATAGAAGATACAAATCATGGATCACTGGATCTGTGGGAGGTGCTTATACTTCTGGTTTAGATGCTATGCAAGTACACTTCTTGTCTGAGAGATGTTTAGTAACACAAGCTGCAAATAACTTCGTATTGTTTAAGGCTGCGTAATTTTTATTAACCTCTAAACATAGAAATTATGAGTTATATTAAACTTCCTTTAAAGGACGTGGGAAATCCTCTACAAGATTACATAGTATGTAATGTAGATGGTGTGTATGAATTAGAACTTTCGGGTACTGATGTTATACATTTGTATTATACTTCTCCAGCAGTAACTGGAGACGATTATTTAAGAGTTAGCATTACCTATGACGGTGTAGTTACTGAGCAAGATGTATTAAATTTGAAAAAATTAATACTAAAAGTAAATGCTCAAGAAGGCAACGTTCCTATGTTTGAACTTGCTTCAGAAGCTAAAGTTCAATCAGGAGTTTCTGGTCAAGGTGTACTTGCTAAAGCTAACGACCCTATTTAAAAGATAAGACATGAGTAATTATATAAAAATACCTCTTGCTGCTAATCCAGGGAGAGCGTTTAGAAGTACATCTATAACTATATCAGGCGCCGGAGTTATAACTAGTGTTGATCCAGCAAATCCAGCTGTTGTTTCAGGTGGTGATGCAGGAGGAGATTCTGCGGCTGCTGCTGCAGATGAAGGTGGAGCTACTTTCACTGGTGCGACTGGTACTGCTGGTGCTCCTGTAGGTGGTTTAAATGATCTAACACTTACGGTTGCTAGTGTAGGTAATAACTACAAGGTAGGTGATGTAGTAAGTGTAGCTGCATCTACAAGTGGTACTGAAACTACTTGGTCACAGCCTATTCAGTTTACAGTTACTGAAGCTATGCTTGTAGCTTTAGATCCACTTGCTGGGCAAAATCAGATGATACCAATTGACGATATAATCAGTGTAGAAAGTGTGTCTGCTAGTGGAAGCTTAGTTGATAATAAATTATTTATTTCAACTAAAATACCTAGTGGAGCAACTGGCGCATCGAACACTCATATTGAGTTTGCTGGTTGGACTGTTGAATTTGAAGATGAAGATTATAACCAAGCTAATTGTATAGCTTCTATTTCAGAAGGTATTGCAAAAGCTGCTTCTGCTATAAACTCACAACCTGAGGTTGTTTGGTTTGGTGGAGCTGAGGTTAAATCTATAGCGTTTGGTAAAAATCCAACGACTGTTTAGATAATCAAACAATAACAAGATCCCGCTTCGGCGGGGTCTTTTTTAATTATTATATTATATTATATTATGGCAACAAAAGAAAAAGAAAAAGAAAAAACAAAAAAGTTTAGTGATTGGGAATATAAAGATAGAAGATACGTACTAATGAATGAATACGAACCTTTAACTTATACTATCCCTACACGACATACTAGAAAATATCCTTTATTATGGTTTGACAAAGATGAAGGGTATAATAGAGAATTAAGATATGCTACAAATCAAAAGTCAGTATTTGTAGATGAACAAAAAGGACCAGCTACCTTAAAACATATTATATTTGAAAAAGGTTTTTTAATGGTTCCTAAAGAAAATCCAACATTACAGCAATTTTTAAGTTTGCACCCTCAAAACGGAGTTAAGTTTTTTGAACATAATCCAGTAGCTGTAGCAAACAATGATTTACATATGATTGAAATGGAAATTCAAGCTTTAAATTTAGCTAAAGAGTTACCATTAGATCATTTAGAAGCTATAATGAGAGTTGAAACTGGATCTTCTGTTACTACAATGACAAATAGTGAACTAAAAAGAGATTCTTTAGTTTTTGCTAAAAGAAATCCTAAACTATTTGTTGATCTAGCTACAGATGATAATGTTCAATTAAGAAATTTAGGTATAGTAGCAGTAGAAAACGGTATACTTAAATTATCTGGTGACAATAGAACATTTAGTTGGGGATCTAATAATAGAAAATTATTTAATGTTCCTTTTGATGAACACCCTTACTCTGCTTTAGCAGCTTGGTTTAAAACAGATGAAGGATTAGAAGTTTTTAAATCTATAGAGAAAAAACTTAAATAACAAGTGATTATAAATAAGGCGGCTATGCGGCCGCCTTTTTAATATAAAAAAATGGCGATAGATATAAACAACGTTTACCAAACTGTTATGTATATATTAAACAAAGAGCAAAGGGGTTATATACCACCTACTGAGTTTAATAGTTTAGCAGAACAAGCTCAATTAACTATTTTTGAAAAGTATTTTGAAGACCTTAATCAAGCGTTGAGAATGCCGCCTAATGACAGTGAGTATTCAAACAGAGTTAAAACTATTCAAGAAAAGATAGATATGTTTGCGGTGTCTTCTGCATTTGTAAACTCAAATAAAAAATTATCTGACTTATCACCAGAACTTCATAGATTAGGAACTATAGAATATACTAAAGATTTCTCTTTACCTGTAGAGTTAGAAGAGATGACTCGTCATGATTTTAATCTAGCTATAAGATCTAACTTAACTAGACCTACTGAAGACTATCCTGCTTTTACTATAAAAGGAGATGATATAGTTACATTTCCAAATGATTTACCTGTTGATAAATTAACGGTGTTTTATATTAAAAAACCACAAAAACCTGAATGGAATTATAGTTTAGGTCAAGTTGGTAATTATATATTTAACCCAGTCACCGCGATTACAAACCCTAGTGTGGATTTTGAAATATCTTCTATAGATCAAGTAGAGTTAATAAATACTATATTAACTTATTGTGGTGTTATAATAAGAGATCAGCAAGTTATACAAACAGCGGCCGCGTTCGTTGGTCAGGAAAATCAAAATGAAAAATCTTAATAAATGGGACTAATTACAGAAACAAACGCTCAATATTACGCTGGTCAACAAAACTATATTCACGATGGTGGTAATGCAACTGAAAAAGAATACACTTGGACAGGTGATACTAAACTTATTCCTACAATACAAAGTGTATCTAATACTAATTTTTCAATATCTGTAAACCAAGTAGAACAACCAGGTGATCAAAGTTTTGGATATGAATTTGTAAATCAACAAACTTTTAAAATAAAAGCCCAAGTATTAGATGCTAACAATAATGTAGTTGATATATCTAATGGGGATGTTATTTTACTTCAATTAGGAACACAAGCTATATGGAATAACAACGGTGAATATCAATATGTGAAACTAAACGATATAATAAGTAACTTTATGACAGCTTACGTTGGTGATGGTAAGTATATATCTAGAGTTGCTAGAAAAGACGTTATATTCCATGCGAAGAGAGGTTTGCAAGAGTTTAGTTATGATACCTTAAAAAGTTTAAAGTCTCAAGAGGTTCAAGTTCCAAACAACTTAAATATAATAATACCACAAGACTATGTTAATTATACTAGATTATCATGGGTTGATGAAAACGGTGTTCAAAGAACTATTTTTCCAGCTGGAACACTAACTATGGATCCAACAGATCCACTTATACAAGATGGAGAAGGTACATATATTCAAGACAATTTAGAACAAAATATACAAGCATCTACTTCAATAACTGAAGATAGGTGGAAAGAATTTGATAAGTACGATCTCAATGGAGAGTTTAATTGGGAAAATAATCAAGCATCTAATATATACAATTATGCTTGGTGGAAAACAGCTTATGGACAAAGATATGGTTTAGATCCTGTAGTTTCACAATCTAACGGTTGGTTCACTATAGATGATAGAAAAGGAACATTTGGATTTAGTAGTAACTTGTGTAAAAAAATTGTAATTATAGAATACGTATCAGACGGTTTAGCATACGATTTAGATTCTAAAGTGCCTAAAATGATAGAAGAAGCTATGTACATGCATATAGCTTATAGCATATTGTCAAGCAAAATAGGAACACCTGAGTATGTGGTTCAAAGATTTAAAAAAGATAGAAGAGCTCAATTAAGAAACGCTAAGATAAGATTACAAAATTTAAAATTAGATACTCTAATACAAGTTATGAGAGGTAAATCTAAGTGGTTAAAACATTAATACATGGCACAAGCAAAGCATACTTTTGTAGAGTCTAAAATGAATAAAGACCTTGACGATAGGTTATTATCAGGTGGACAATATAGAGACGCATTAAACATAGCAGTAAGCAAGTCAGAAGATTCTGATGTAGGCGCATTAGAAAATGTTTTAGGAAACGAGTTAATAAGTACTTTATTTCCCAACGGTGCTACTATACCTACTAATCTACAGTGCATAGGTGGTTATACTAGTAATGAAAAAAACAGTGTTTATCTTTTTTTAACAAACTATTGTGATACTAGTTTTGATCAACAAAAAAGTCCTGCAACAGCAAATGCAACGTGTTTAATTGCAGAATACAATATCAAAACAAAAACATCTAATATATTAGTAGAGGGTAGTTTTTTGAATTTTTCAACAGGTAACTATATAACAGGAATAAATATAATAGAAGATTTACTTTTTTGGACCGACAATAGAAATCAACCTAGAAAAATAAATATAGAAACTGCAAGAGCTTATTTTCAAACTCAACCATACTACACTAATGAAGATCAAGTATCAGTAGCTAAATATGCACCTGTTCTTCCAATAAAAATATTAGAGAAAAGAACTATAAATAATGTATTTTGGGAAGACTATGACTGGCTTCCATGGCCCGATACTAGCCCAACAGAAACAATAGCTGCAACTGTTTTTTATCAAGCGGGTAATACAGATTGGCCAAGATTAAATGATTATAAAAAATATGATCAAATAAATATTGTAGGTGAAGATAAACCTTTATACATAGCTGATTTTAGATACAGTTCTACAACAGGTAATAAAAATGGTATAATAGTATGGAGAAGGTTATCTAATCAATCTACACAAATTGGAAAAGAAATAAGATTATTTAAAAATAATGCAGTAGATGCTACTTCAAAGTTTTTACCTCCATCAGCTAGAATTGAATTAAGAAATGATGATTCTCAAGCTGTTTTATTTAGTGCTGGAGATTCTATAGCTTTCTCACCAACTGGTAATACAAAAGCTTTTTGGATGTCTCCTAGAGTTGATTGGCAACTTTTTGGTAATGATTTACAGTCAGGTGGAACAAATTTAGATCCAGCAATGTACGTCGGTTGTGGTGTTTTTTCTAGTGTCATTAATGAGAATTTAGAAGATGTTAACGGAAATAGATTAAATGGAATTAATTTCGTTGTAAACGGAGCCACCCTAGACAGTTTTAGACTACAACAAAACTTTACTTTATTTGCTGGTCAATCTGTGTTTTTTGATTTATGTTTACCTAATCCTCAATATCAAGATAATTTTGCTGGAGATAAAGAAAACTTAAAAGATAAGTTTGTTAGATTTGCTTATAGATTTAAGTTTGATGATAACGAATATTCTCTTCTTTCTCCTTTTACTCAACCAGTATTTATTCCAGAACAAGATGGTTATATGTTGAACAGAATAGGTGCATTTAATTCTGGTTTAACAGACTCAATGGTAAACCAACAGTCTGAAGCTGGTACAGAAACTGTACTTAAGTGGTTTGAAAATAAAGTAAATCAAATAAAATTTAGTATACCTTTAGAATTTCAAGCTAATGAACTTTTTGACAAATTAAAAGTTAAAGAAATTCAAATAATATACAAAGAATCAGATGCTTTAGCTTTAAAAGTTGTAGAAGATATAGACACTACTTCGTCAAATTTAAGTGTAGTAAATAACTCAACAAACACAATAACGTATAATTATCAATCAGGAAAACCTTTTAAAACACTACCAGAAAAAGTTATAACCAGAGTGTCAGATAAAGTCCCTTTGAAAGCGTTAGCACAAGAAACCTCTGGTAATAGAGTAATATACGGTAACTTTGTAGATAAACATACTTCTCCTTTAACTTTAGATTATTTAGTAAATTCCGGAACTAAATTTGGTCCTAATGACTTAGGCACAATAGATAGTTTTGTAGAATATCCTAATCACACTTTAAAACAAAATAGAACATATCAAGTAGGGATAATACTTCAAGATAGATATGGAAGACAATCAGACGTTATATTAGCTGATCCATTAGAAGGCGGTAAAATTGAAGCCCCTGCTGGTTCTGGAAATTTTTATGGTGATTCTACAATATATCATGCATATAAGCCTGATCAATTTAATGGATCATCTGAGGTTTTAGAATGGTTTGGAGACAGTTTGAAAGTGTTTTTTAGAAACGTAATACCAGAAACAATAGCTGATAGAGAAGGTTATCCAGGACTTTATAGTCCAGATAATCCAACTGGATGGTATAGTTATAAAATAGTTGTAAAACAAAAACAACAAGATTACTATAATGTATATTTACCTAGTCTGCTTTACGGTGTTCCTTTAGGTGGATCAATTTCTGTAGACTGGAATAGACGTAATGTGACTGGTGGTGCAGCTAATTGTGGTGCAGAAACTACAAATGAAGTATTTGTTGGTTCTAACACTTTAACTGGTTTATCAACTACAGATGGACTTAGAGCGGGAATGAAATTTGTTTTAAAATCTGGAAGTTATCAAACTGGCACAAATGCTAATCTTCCTCCAAATTCTCCAGCTGTATTTCAATGTGGGTCTACAGGTGTTACTTGCGATAGTTATGAAATAGTTGATATTTTAGATGACACTACTATAGAGTTTAGTCCAATTGCTGCTCAAACTTATTATCCATTTTGTGATAATACCCCTACTCCAATTCCAGTACCAATCCAACCTGGAGATGTTTCAGATAATAGCTGTTGCGCAAAAAACCCTTGGATATTCAACGTTAATACTTCTAGCGCTATATCTACTGCACCTGCTCCTTCAGTTGCAAATTCTCAACCTACACAAGCTTTGTTATTTCAAGATTCAGGCCAAGCAATAATTACAACTGCTTCTGTTTCTTCTCCAGACGAAATGACTACAACTTTACTAACAGATAATGTTAATAAAGTTCCTGCAGATCTTTCTGATGTTAGACCTAATCAAAATCAATTCTCAACTAGCGATAAGATATTTTATCCTAGAGTTGCTATGCAGCAAGCAGATAAATTTTTTATACCAGATAGTCAAGAAAAACCTAGACCAGGTACAACGTTAGTATACCCATCTCAAATTGACACAATTACAGAATATGATGTTGTTAAGTTTATGTCTGATTGGAATGATACTTTTACAACAAACAAAAGAACTGGTTTATATAAAACCAATACAAATCCTTTTACCGCTATATTCAGTAATACTTTTCAAATAGGATCTGGTTCTTCAGAGCCTCAAACTTTTTCTGTAATTGAAACTGAACCTACTATATCTGAATTAGATATATTCTGGGAAACAACTACTAGTGGTTTAATATCAGAATTAAATGATTTAATAGTTTCTCAAAACGATGTTGCTGGGGTTGGAGGTGCTTCTGAATTTTTCCAACCTGAAAATCTAGAACCTTCAAGTACCTCTCCAGCAGTTGTAGGAAAAGTTTTTGCTGTTGATGGTGCTGGTCAAACCGTAAGTAGTAATATAACTTTAATTTCAGTTATTGATGGAAATGGTGTAAATTTAACTAGCGATTATAACGTTGTTCAAGTTCCTAATACTAATGAATACAATATTGAAGCTACAACACCTGTTGTTTTCATAGAGCAAGCTAGCTCAAATCAGAGAGTGTTTTTATTTGAAGTAGAAGACACACAAATAGGAAGTAATAATTTAACTAATTATTATACTTATTCTGTAGCTATCACAAACTTTTTCCCTCAATTCCAAGGTTTTCCTTTAATTGATGGAAATGGTGGATATCCAAATAATCCTACAGGAGAGGTAATTAATATTGTTGATAATTCATCAACAGTTGTATTAGGTAAATATGCTGTAGCAAGTCAAGGAAATTCTTCTCCTATTGATAGAAGAGTTTATATAAAAAATGGATCTGGTGCTGAGTTTTTTATACAAGGTTTAACTGTTAATGAATGGTCTGAAACAACTTTAGATTTAGAAGTTTCTAATTGCGATTTAACAAGCACGAGTACAAATCCAAACTTTCAACAAGAATTTAACTCTTGCATAGTTAGCTCGGATCAAATAACAGTAACCTCTACGGTTTTTCAAAGCAAAACAGGAACTAGTACCACTGTAAACTCTGTAGTAACAGTTTATGATGGTTTTTATATTCAACCAGGTGGTCTTTCATCACCAACGTTAACGCCTACTAGTTATAATATACCTGATGGAGTAGATAGTTTTCAAGTTGCTTTTAATCCAACTTGGTATAGAAGTAGCGATCCTGACTTAGTTGATGCTTTTGGTCAACCAAAAATAAATCCAGACACTAATCAACCTTATTTTTTATCTGGGTTTCAAGCGATGCAGCAAGATGCAGCTACAATAAGACCTGGAAGAACTGAACCATGGTTAGCTTCAAGATATATAAAACTAATAGCACGAGATGCTAATGGATCTGCATTAAGTTTAAGATCAGATGTAGAGAGTAATATTACAAATCAAGAAGGTATAAGAATAGATTTTGGAGTTCCTATTACACAAGCTAACGGTTTGATAGAAGGATACTATACAAGTGGATTCGTAGGAGCAGATGGGTATAACCCCTTGTTTGATATTGATAATACCGATCTTTCCAACTTATCATATTGGTGTTGTAATCAAGGAACAAATAGCATATCAACGGCTAGTTCTGACACAGCTCCATCGTCTCAAGTTTTAAGCGTTATATCACCTTTTAGCCCAACAAATCCTGGGCCTCCACCAGGAAACGCTTGTGGTGGTATACCGCCTTCTACTGCATTTGCACAGCATCCAGATAGACAAGGTGGAAATGGTTCAATAATTAGTATGTAAATTTAAAGTTAATAAATATGGCAATAAGTCAATTTGGTCAAGGATACGGATGTATACTAACTTACCCTGGTTCAGGAGTTAATTTTGCTACAAGTGGTCAAATATCTAGATGTAGAGCAATAGCTTTAACTTCAGCTAATGCTATTTGGAGTCCAGGCCCTGGTACAGGAAATGTGCCTGAACAAGAGATAGGAGATAACGGACCCAATACTGGAGATTTTACTGAAAATCCTAATGTTTATAATGGCGCAGCTATAGGATGGCATTGTAGAAGTCAAGCAACACAAAGTCTTAATTCAAACAACCGTGGATATGTTAGTAATATAGCTAATATAGGTTGGGGAGGTGCTGGACAACCAGCATCAGCACCTATTGAATGGGGTGTTCAAATTGAATGGTATTGGCAAGGATCTGAAATGGGTAATTGTTTAACAAACCCTTTACCGAACCTTAACCCTGTTGTTAGTGAAGGTGAATTTTTAAATGCTGTACAAGCCTCAGAAGGAAACTTAAATCAATGGACTGACATAAAAGAAACATATGACGTGTGGAAAATATTTATGAGAATTGACACTAACAACTTCAATGCTGGTCAAATGTATCCTACTACCGGTGGTAAATTTGGTCATCAATTAAGAATTTGGGATAATTATGGGCAATGGGCGCCTAATGGTGTGGGAGCTACTCAAGTTCTTATAAACGCACCAATATCAGTAAGACTAAAAGCTTAACTATGAGTAATTTTAACGGAATAATAGAAGTTAGTTACTTTAACTCGTATTGGGTTAAAAGAATAGGTACTGGAGATCTGTGTACTGAAGTTACAGAAAAAGGAACATCAACTGGTAGTTATGTAGTTACTAATACTAATGGTAATTTTACTTGGCCAGGACCAATAGACTTTGCAGATGCTGAACAAAGCGACAGTACACCTACAAATAATTCTTTAGGTTGCTCTGGGTATGAACCAGGAAATACACCAGATCCAACTTTTGTTAGCCAAAATTATTATATAGAAGAAAGTAGAATAAGAGGTGGATTTAATAATGTTGTTACTGATTTAGGAGTTAAAGCTTACTTAAACGAAAAAAATCCATTACAAAAAGTTAGATCAAATGCGTTGATATATTCTGGACCGTTTAATAGTAATACCAACTTCAATGAAACAAATGTTTTTCCTGTAGGTGATGCTATAACAAAAGCTTTAGATCCTCACAACGGAAGTGTTCAAAAGTTATATGCTGAAGATACTAATTTAATAGTTTGTCAAGAAGATAAAATAAGCAGAGCTTTGATAGATAAAGATGCTATATTCTCTGCTGAGGGTGGTGGAGCTGTTACATCAACTAATTTAGTTATAGGTCAAATAGTGCCTTATGTAGGTGATTACGGAATAAGCAAAAACCCGGAATCATTCGCAGTTTATGGTTTTAGAAAATATTTTACAGATACTAGTAGAAATGCTGTTATGAGATTATCTAGAGATGGTTTAACAGAGATATCAAATTACGGTATGGTTGACTGGTTTAGAGACTCTTTTTCAACTTATAAAGATCAACTTAATTACAAGGAGTTTTTATTTACAATAAGTGTCGGTGGAAACTTTAATCCAAGTTCTCCTAATGTAGTATCTGTTATTGCTAATCAAGTTGCTGATTTAATTAATATAGGCAGTGTTGTTTCTTACTCTGATGGTAACGCTAACTTTCTACCTATAGGAACAGTTACAAACATAGCAGACAATCAAGGTTTGTACACAATAACATTTAGTGATCCTCTACCAGGTACGGTTGTAAATGGTGATCAAGTGAAGATCACTGGTTTTACTAAGCCAAGAATAATTGGTGGTTGGGATATATATACTAAACAATATCAATTATCATTGCAGCAGGGTGACTCATACTTTGTAGAAAATCAAGGACAAGAAAGTTATTCTACTTTAGCTTTTGATGAGTCAGTTTTAGGTTGGACAAGTTACTTTAGCTATAATCCAGAATGGTGTGGTAGTTTAAAAAATAAATATTACTCTGCTTATTGTGGTAAACTTTATGAACATAATGTTAACTCAGGTAATAATAGAAGTAATTTTTACGGTGTTAGAACACCTTCTAGGGTAACTTTTGTTTTTAATCCTCAACCAGATTTAAGTAAAAACTTTTTAACTGTAAACTATGAGGGAACCAGCGGATGGCAGTGTGGCTCTTTTGAATCTGACATGCAAGAAAAAGACAACTTTGTAGATAACTTAGGTTATAACTTTAATATATATAATTCTTATAAAGATTCTATTATACCTATCAGAAGTTACATAGACGGAGCTTATGATTCTACTCCAGCTCCAGCTGGTCCTAGATATGGAATTAATATACAAACACCTCCTATATATAGATCTGGATTTGATAGAAAAGAAAATCTATATGTTGGTTCTTTAAGAAGCAATTCTGTTACTAGACCTGATGAAATACAATTTAGTTCTATAAATGATAATGAACATACAGCAGGCGTAAAAGCAAATTATGCTACTGTTACTTTTTCTGTAGACGACGTTACAGATGTTGGAGGTATGAAAGAACTTTTTGCAGTATCCACAACTTTTAGTAAATCAGGATTTTAAATGTGTAACTATACTAATAATAAACTTTTAATACTTATAATATGCCAATAGGAATAACTACAGCTCTTTTAATAGGTGGTGCTAGCACAGCGGCTTCTCTCTGGAAAAATAATCAAGCTAAAGAGCAAGCTGAGTCAATGGCTGGTCAAGCAGCAAGCGATGCAGCTCGATGGGAGAGAGAACTTAATAGAATAAAGGAAAATAGACCAAACGTATATAATCCATATAAAAACATGACTAATGCGTTTGCAAACATGAAAAATCCTTACGCAAAGTTAACTAATCAATATGCTAATTTAGGCGTTGCTACTCAAGCTGCAGAATATCAAGCAGAACAAGCTGATATAGCTTTAGCAAATACATTAGACACTATAGCTATGACTGGTTCTGGTGGTGGAGGAGCTACAGCATTAGCACAAGCTGCACTTCAAAGTAAAAGAGGTATTTCTGCTGACATACAAAGACAAGAGGCGCAAAATCAAAAACTAGCTGCACAAGGAGCTATGGAAGTTCAAGCTCAGATAGCTAAAGGACAAATGGATGTTGATACATTAAAAGCTGCTGGTGAAGAAAAAGTCATGACTCTACAAGGTCAAGGCAATCAATTTATGCAAGAAACTTTAGAGGCTAGATCAATGCAAGATCTTAATAATGCGTCTGCAATGCAAATGAATTATATGCAAATGGCTAACGACGCTCAAGCTGGTATGATGCAAGCTGATTTAGCGGCTGCTGGAGCATACGGACAGGTAGGATCAGCGTTCTTAGGAGGCGCACTTAAAATGAGTTAATTATGAGTTATGAAAATCCTCAAAGAGTAATAAACAAGACATGGGAAATATTCGCTAGAATGACTCAAGCGAATAACAACGCTATAGTTAATAGCTTAAGTGATCAAATAGATTATTCTATACAGCAAAGAAAAATAAATAAAAAAGAGCTTGATCAGTTAGAGTATTCTAAAAATCAATATGCTTTTAAACTTGATAGTGTAGACACATCGGATTCAGGTAAGATGTTTGACGATAATTTAAGAATGTACTACGACGATCAAATACAAAAGTATTATGATATAAAAAACGGTATGCGTAAAGGTGAGATAGATAAGCGAGAGGGTAATAAGATATTAAACAACATGATGCTTAACGCTGAAAAAATGGGTACTTATATTCCTGAGATATTAAAAATAGCAAATGAGGTATACGAATCTGCAGGTACAGCTGGTGAAGAAAATGGTATATCCACAGCAACAACTCCAAAAGAAGTTATAACTATATTTAGTAGCATAGCTCAGGGTGGTAATGTTTATACAGTAGAAGATCCTAAAACTGGAAACGTATGGCTAATGAAACTTCCTGAAGATGCTGAAAAAAAATACATGTCTGACGGAACTATTAGTAATGATGAATTGTTAAGATCTTTTAATGTAGCTGAAACAAACAAAGATGGAAGTGTTTATAATCAAGAATTAGGTGCTAAAAATCAAGGTGCTTTAGTAAACTTAGATGAGTTACTGAAGGATGGTGGTGCTAAAGGCGCTGTTAAAAGAATAACTCCTATAAGTGCTTACCAAGCAAAGTTTAATGAAGCTCCAGAGATAATGGACATGAACAACTATAATAATGGTTATTATATAGTTAGTGAAACTTATGAGGTAGACGAGACTGGTGATTACAGTACTACATCTACTAAAGTTACTATGGATGCTAATAGCACTAACAAGATGCAGAAAGATCAGTTAGAGATAAATGCTTATACAACTCTTTTAGACGATAAAAACGCTATGAACAGTGTTTGGAGAGATATAATGGGTGAAGATACTGATTATTTTACTGAAAGTAATGAAAAAAATGAAGAAAACAGAAACAAAGCTAGACTTTATTTAATAAATTCAGGTATACAAAAACAACTTTTAAGAAGAGGTTTGATACAAGGTAAAGAGATAGACGGTAAATTTGTAGCAGTAGATAAAGAAGGCAAAGCTCTAGATTTAGATCTGTCTGCTGAAGATTATTTTACTAAGCTCCAAGAAAAAGGAGGGTTTAGTTCTATTGACGAAATGAAAGTAGTTAATAGAGACAGAGTAGAATTGAACAAGACAACTGTAGAGGAAGAGTCAGTTTTAAATTCAAATAGAGATGTTATTAATAATATTTATGGAAAAGTTAGAGAATATGCTAACGATGCCGCTACTCCAAGAACTGATGGAAAACTTGATAAAGAAAATTTTGCTATTCAAGTTGTAGATATGATTAACTCTGGAGAAGGAAATCAGTTTAATAGAATTAGTGGTATAAATCCCGATAAGCCAGGCGTGGTTAAGATAGGTAAATCTGAATTTGACCTGTTTGATGATAAAGGAGAAGTTAAAGAAGGTTTATTAATGCAACTTATAGCTTATAGAGCAGGTGTTGGGTTAAAAACATCAGCTAAAGCTTTTAAGTACTTAAGTAAAGATAAATTTAATAATAACAATAGTTACGATTTACCTTAAATATATTATATGAGAAAATATTCTTACAGAGGGAATGACGTAGATGAAATTCAAATACAGGAAAGAGCTGATAGCTATGGTATGACTTTTGACGAGTATTTAGCTGGTCCAGGTAATGAGATAATATCTTTAACAGATACTGAGTCTATTATTGATAATGGTGAAGGTGATGACAAGAAAAAGAAGAAAGAGAACAAACCAATAGCTACAGTAGTAGAAAGTGATCCACCACCAAAAGGTCTTTTTGACGTAGACAAGGAGGTTGAAGTTAGTGATGAAATGATAATCAGCGATATTAACGATGGTAAAACAGCTGGTAAGGTTCAAAAAAATAGTGCTGATCAAACTCAACAATTAAAAAACTTTATTGATCCCACATATAACAGCCTTGCTCGGGCGAAAAGAGAAAAAGAACTTGCTAGACTAATGAAAGATTTAGTTGTGGAAAAGGGAGACGAGGTCATTGTAAAAAGCTCTATTAAAGACGGTAAAGAATACAAACAACAATTTGATAAAAAATTATTTGAAAGTTATTTCGATGAAAATTCAAAAAATTATAACCCTAGCTTTGTAAAAGAAGCCGCTTCATTTACTGGTTTAAATCCAGAAACTATAACACTTGATTCTTATATTACAGCATTAAACAAAGTTAATCCAGATGTTAATTGGTCTGTGTCATCAAATGAAGGTTCAGAAGTTTTAGAAACTACTAAAAGATTAACCGGAGATATTTCTTATGAAGAAAATAAATCAAAAATAATACTTGAAAAAGGTTTTGATTTTTATTTTGATGAAATGTTTTTAAATAATAGATGGAACAGTTCTAAAGGTGAAAGTGTAGATATTGTAACTCTTAAACAAGCTTTACCGCCAACAGGTGATGGTAGCTTATTTAAACTAGAGGAAACAAATAGTGCTGATGATAACGATGCTATAAAAATAACTAACCAACGTGGCGAATCTGTAGTAGTTACTGTAGGTAAAGACGGAATGCTTTTTGGTGGTGAATCAAAAAAAGAATACGAACCTTTTAAATATTTTATAAAAAATTCTACTTTTAGCGATGACGATTTGATGACAATGGGATTTTTAAGAGGAGATGATCTTACTGACTTTGTAGATTTTGCTACTACTAAATCACTTACCTCTTGGAGATCTAAAACAGGAGGTTTAAGAAATTTTGCTAAAAATCTAGAGGCAAAATCTGCAGATCAAGGTGGTATAGGTTTTACTACCGCTCAATCTAAGGTTATAAGTAATCTAGAAAACCAATCATACGAACAAATGTTTGGTAATGATCCTGATTACAATCCAGCAGTTGACATGCAGATCGATTTTCATGGAGAAAAAAACCCATACGCTGGTCCTGATGTTCCTCCTTCAAAATTAGAGCGTACTGGGCCAACGGGTATAGGTGGTACAGAAACGACTGATTTTTTAGGTGAAGAGATCGCACCGTCTGGTCCGACAGGTATTCAAGGCGGTACAGGTCCTCAAGGCGTTACAGGTCCTCAAGGCGTTACAGGTCCTCAAGGTATAACAGGTACAACAGGTACAACAGGTACAACAGGTACAACAGGTGTAACAGGTCTTGAAGGGGACCCTAATTTTGAAGAAGTTGGAGTTGCTGGTCCTGAGACGGATATAGATTTACCACCGGTGGAACCAGCTGGCGGTATTGTTTACGCGAGTGATATACTTGGGGGTTACGTCGAAACTACCATTGATCCTAATTTAGGTACTGACTTTTTAAAAAACCGTACGTTATATCAGCAAACTAAAGAAGGTTTAATAGCTCAGTTTAAATCTTTAAATCTTCCTCCACCAACTCAAGAATTTATAATGGAAACAGCTAAGAACGCTGTTATAAACGAAAAGAAGAAAAAGTTCTATGAAATTAACATTGAAAAGTGGATAGAAAAAGCTGATAGTTTAGATAAAGAAAACCTTAGGCAAGGCTCTATGATTGCTGCTTCTTTATTAAACAATGTTGAAGATGAGATAATTCTTGGAGATGCAATTCTAAAAAAAGAAGTTGCTCAAGAAAAATATGACACTGTTTTTGAAAAATATTCTAGTGATGTTAATAATAGATTAGCAGTTAAGTTTTTGTTTGGTGAAAGTCAATCTGCTGAAGCTTTCAGAAAAACCGGTATTAATATAAATAGTGGTTTATATTTTGGAGGAATGATACCAACAGATAGAAATATAACTCTTGAAGATGGTTATGTTGCTAAAATGGTAGATGGTGAGAGAAAGATACAATTTATAGAAGCTGGAACATATTTGAATCCTACTTGGGACGATGGTGAAGCGGTAGAAACAATTACCACTTCAGTTATAAATAACTACACGGCTAGTGCTCAAGTTTTGTTTGATGCTGGTAATACGGTAAGTGTTTATAATAATGAATATAGTAAAGTACTAGCAGACATACCTACTTTTAGGGAGCAAATGAGTATATGGCAAATGAATTATAATGATACTCAAAGATTTTTTGTTAAGATGGGTATTACGGGACTTGCTACACTAAAAAACATAGTATACTTTGGCGTTAGTGCCGCGAATTACACAAACCCTTATTACTGGGCTAGTGTTAGTGCTGGTTTCGATCCTATGGAATCTGTTAGAAATGTTAATGCTCAATTAACAAATTGGTTAGATGAAGAAAAAATGGAATATAATTTTTCTACAACTAGTTTCGCTGACATGATAGACACTGAGGGTAAATCCGCTTGGGATGTATTTTTTGGTTTTGGTGAATGGATAACGGACATGACAGCTGAAACTTTACCTATAGTTGCAGCTATGGTACTTTCAGGTGGAAGCGCTTCATACGGTCAACTTATTTCTTCAGTTGTTGCTGGTGCTTCGTCAGGAGGTGGAAAATTTAGTGAAATGGATGTAACTAACTTTATGATAAATGAAGAATTATCTGAGTTAGAGAGTAGAGATGATATAGATTTTGAAGAAAAAGAAAAATTAAAGTTAGAATTAGAAGATAAAAAAATAGGAAGAGCAGAATATATAGCAAAAGGATCTGCATATTTTGCTGTTGAAGGAACTTGTGCTTATTTAACTACATCTGCTCAAATATCTGATGCTTATTCTGTAATTAGAGGAAATAAGAATGCTGCTAGCAACTTATTCACTGGAACTGGTCAATACCTAAAAAAGAAAGCTCCTGAGTGGCTTAAGTCAGCAAACTTAGAGGGTATCGGAGAAGTTGGTGTAACTATGGGAACTAACTTGGTAGACGGAAGACCTATAATGGATGGTACTTTAGAAGCTTATTCTGGTGGATTTATTTTAGGTGGTGTGTTTGAAGGAGTACCTATGATGCACGCTTATATTACTGCTGACTTTGCAACTAACGCTGAAATAAACTCAATCAATGAAACAAACTTAAAGATATACGAATTAAGCAATAAAAAAGATATACTAGAAGGAGAATTGCAAATGTTAAATTCTTTGCCGGCTAAAACAACTGTGGACGGTATAAATAAAATAGAACAATCCATAAAAATAGCAGAAGAATTAGAAACTATTAATTCAGAGATAAATGAACAAGCTGGACTGTTAATGACTAAACAGTTAGAAGTAGAATCTAAATTAGTAGATGATGGAATTTCAGAAGCCGCTGGAAGACTTGCAGCAGAAAACGCTCTTAAAATATCTGAATATAAAATAGAAGCTAGAAATATAATAGCAGACGCTGCTGGTAATTTAAGTGCAGATCAAAAATTAAAATTAGATGATTTAGATAAAAAATATAATAACTTATTAAACATTCAAAATAAATTAAAAAATAAAAGAAATTTTGGAAATAAGTTCATAGCGATGAAAGGTAAAGCTGTTTGGGATTCTAAGACTAGAAAAGAGGTACAAAAGATAGAGCAGCAGGCTATAGAGAACATCATAGCGGACAAAGGACCTCTAGTAGATGGCCCTACAGCGAGAGAGATAGAAATCGAATCAATAAAGATAGTTGATACAAGAGATTATAATATTAACCTAGATAAGGCTAGAACTATAGCTAAAAAGAAAGGTATTGGCTTTTTTAATTTTGATACTAACAAGGAAGCTAAGTCTTTGCTGCCTGATATACTAGCGAAACAATTAAACGCTTTAGAAGCTCAAGGTTTAGACATCGATGGAGTGATGGAAAATGGTTTAACTTATAAAGAGTATATAGAGCAACAAATAACAGACGCGTTAGATGGTATTGAAAATGGAGACTTAAATGGTTATTATGATCAACTAACAAATACTCAATTTACTTTTAAAGAAAATGCTATAAATAATCAAAAACCAGGTGTGCCATTGCATGAGCTTTCACATGGTATAACTATAGAGCTTATTAAACAAAATCCTGAAGCTTTTGATATGGCTGGTCAAGTTATTGTTGATTTTTTAAGTAGCAATTACTCAGACCTATGGTTAAGAATGCAAACAGAAGGTACTAATAGATTACAAGATGGTCAAGGAGGTTTTGACTATGATGAAGTAATTTCAGCATTTGTTGAGGAAGTTGCAGCAGGTAAAATAGATCCTAAAATAAACAAGGCTTTCACAGCTTATTTAGGTAAACAATTATCTAATGGTCTTAAAGAAGCTGGTGGTTATGAAATAGATTTTAAAGGTGTTAATGATGTAGCTCAATTCTTATTAGGAATGGGACAGGATCTTTCTAAAAGTAAATTTGATAGAAAACTATTAGATCAAGCTAAAGAAACTAAAGTTATAGACATTACTGATAAAACAACTAGTAAAGCAGCAGCATCAAGAACTAAGAAAAGCTCACAAAGCAAAGCTGAATTAGTAGCGGAAAATAAAAAGCTTTTAGCGGATAAACCTAAAGGCTACATGGATAAAATAAAATCTAACGCTAAAAAAATAAGGGACATGGTAAGTGGGGCTGCAAGTGCTCCTTCATCTGCTATGGGCGGTGGTAAAGAACCAGCTTCAAGAGAAGGTCAAAATGCTAAGAAAAACATAAACGAAGCTTTTAATGAGGTTAAAAATGAATGGCCATCGGGAAGTAATAGAAATTCAAACACTGTAGTAGATAATCAAAGAAATCCTTTTATTAAAAAAATAAACCAAGAGTTAGACGGAATGATAGAAGCTAAAGCTAGAAGTTTTAGAACTAAAGATGGTAGTGTAGTTAACTTATTAAATAACGTTGATCTTAACGAACTACAACAAGCTGTTAAATTAGCAATGCTTCCAGATATTAGAGGTTTTAATAAAACTAATACTAGCTTGTATGGTTATTTAAACTCTAGATTAAGTAACAGAATTGGTGATGTATTAAAAAGCGGAGAAGTATTTAATGATTTTTCAACTAAAGATTTAGATGGTTTAGTAGGTAAAGAAACAAAAAACTTAATATCTGAACAGCAAGGTACTATAGAAAGTGAATTAAGTTTTAGAGAAGGTTTAAAAATAGAGGAAGATACCGATTTATATAATGATATAAAAGGTAAAGTTGAAACTGTTTTAGGTGGTTCATCTGTTCCAAAATTTGAATACACTAGAAAAAAGAAAGGACAAAAAGACACTGTTGTTACTTTAAAAGAAGCTTTAGAAATAAAAAAAGATCCTAAAGCTAGTAAAGCAGATAAAAATCAAGCTGACATTGATATAGCTAGAATATATAAAGATGTTAGACTTAAGTTAAGAAACGCGTACGATACTGTTTTATTTACACAGATAAAACAACAAATGGGTACTGGCGCTAATTATGAAACGTATTTAAAAGATATACAAGAGTCTTTATTATCATCTAGCGGGCTTCCCATTAGTGATTTAGTAGCAATGGAAAGGCTATCTAAAGACAAAATATTTGCAGTTGTAGAAAAAGAAAATATATCACCTAGTGATATAGCTAAATATGAAGGTAGTGGAAGATTAGTTTATACTAGCAAAACATCTGGACCTACACTATATAAAAGATTAAATCCAACTCCTGATCAGTTTGTAGAATTTTTTAAGAAAAGAGGTAGGAAAGATGCTTTAGCTAAGAATATGGCCGGTAAGCTAGGTTTAGACGCTACAATGGATGTTTTAGGTAATCCTGATGTTATAGAAAAAATGACGTTAGGTAATCCAGAGTTGAAAACTTTAAACGCAGATGAGTTAATAAATGGTTTTGCTCAAGTTGCTCAACAAGGTTTAGGAACTAAGTTCTCAAGAAGATTTTTAGACTCCGATGTCGACCAAAATACTAAAGACATGTTCTTAAACAAGAGACAAACTTTCTTTAATAGGTTGAAATATTTAGGTGTTACTAGTGAAAATGTAACAAATGCTTGGAATGATGTTTATGGAAAAAAGAGTGAGATACCAAGCAAGTGGGCTACTCAAATTAAAAATGAATACAAAAAATTAGTAGGTAATTTAGTTAGTCAAAAAGAAACTTACCCAGGTATAGAACTTGAAATAGATACATATGTTTCTAGCTTAGAAATGGCGATGGAAGAAGGTGATATAAATGCTTCTAAGAAGATATTAGGATTACCTAGTGAAGCGGCTGCCGCTATGTTTCAAGATGATGTTGTTAGAAAAACTTATGAAAAAGCTATGAACACTGTTGTTTCTAAAATGGTAGAAGCAGATGGTACTACTGAAGCTAAATTAAATGTAGGTATTAATTTTATAAAATATAAAGGCTTAATAAGTAAAGGTTCTAATAAGTATGTAGGTGCCAAAGATAAAGGTAATGGGGTTTTATATGGTGACAAAGATAGTTATATAAAAAATTTTTTAGAACCAATATTTGGTATAACTGATTACAAAACAACTTCCATAAATAAAGAATCATACGTTATTGTAACAATTGACGGTGAAACAGTTACAGTTCCGTACAATGTACCTCCGCAAAAGGTTAATGAAAGTATGATTGATGGATCAATATCTGACGAACAGGTTGCTAAAAGAGAAGAAGCGGCAGATGATGCTTGGGATTTTATAAATGAGACATATGCTTTAATGGCGGATATAGTTAAAGATCCACAACAACAAGCTTTTGATAATAGAATGTTGTTGATGCTTAATGCTAGTATGAGTGCTAGTATGGATAGTCCTTTAGCTATGGCTGCTCCTTTAAGGTTTGTTCCTGTAGATCCTAAATATAAAGAACTTAAAAAACCAGGAGGTGGTAAAGCATATGAATACGAGCATGGGTTACCTAGAAGAGTTGTAAACCTGTTTTTACTTGATTATCATTTTAACAAAGGAAAAGGTTATATAAAAAATGAAGCTGATCTGCAAAAACTAAAAGATAGTTATACTGTTGGAGTCATAGACGTTGATATGGATAATAACTTTGGTAAGTTCTTTAAGTCTAGAGCTTACTTTGGGTATCAACTAGGCGACTTGCCAACTACTAGATGGTATAACATGTTTACTAAAGGAGGTGAAGTTCACCCTGTTAGAGATTTAAAAACGGGTAAAATATATGGCGAAGGTGATGCTAAGATATGGAAAGATATTCAAGAGTCAGGAAAGAAAACTGGTAAACAAAACGAGTCCAGTGGTGTAGTTGGTATAAAAAAATCAAGTAATAATAATAATTTTGAAAATGTACAAACATCTATAACATTAGATAACGCTTTAGATGTAGCAAGAGATCCTAATGCTGATGTTAAAAAAATAAGAGTATTTGATTTTGATGACACATTAGCTAGAACAAATAGTAACGTTTTGTATACAGCACCTGACGGTACTCAAGGTAAATTAAACGCTGAAGAGTTTGCTACTGATGGTGCTAAGTTGTTGAGTGAAGGTTATGTGTTTGACTTTTCAGAATTTAACCAAGTTGTAGATGGTAAAAGAGGACCACTTTTTGATGTAGCTGAAAAAATAAGAAATGCTAGAGGAAATGAAGATTTATTTGTATTAACAGCTAGAGCACCCGAAGCCGCACCTGCTATATATGAATTTTTAAAGTCAGAAGGTTTAGAGTTTAAATTAGACAATATAATAGGATTAGGCAATAGCACAGGAGAAGCAAAAGCAGAGTGGTTAGTGGGTAAAGCAGCTGAAGGTTTTAATGATTTTTACTTTGCTGATGACGCTATGCAAAACGTAGATGCCGTTAAACTAGCAATGTCTCAATTAGATGTTAAATCAAAAGTTCAACAAGCTAAAATAAAATTTAGTAGAACTGTTGATCAAACTATGAATGATATTATATATGATAAAACAGGTATAGAGTCATATAAAGAATATTCTTCTATGAGAGCTAAAGCAAGAGGTAGGACTAAAAACTCTTGGAGTTTAATACCTCCATCTGCTCAAGATTTTGGTGGTTTATTGTATAAGCTTTTAGGAAAAGGAGAAAAAGGAGAGGCTCAATGGCAATGGATGCAAGAAAATTTAATTAAGCCATTTAGTAGAGGTATGAATGATTTATCTGTGGCTCAAAACCAATTAATGGCTGACTTTAAGACTTTAAAAAATAGCTTAGATGGTATACCTAAAAACTTAAAAAAGAAAGCTTTTGGAGGTTTTACATATGAAGATGTTACTAGAATCGCTGCTTGGGATAGACAAGGTATAAAAGTAGATGGTCTTTCAGAGAGAGACTTAAATCAAATTAGAGATTTTGTAGAAGACAACGGCGAAATAGATACTTTTGTTAATCAACTAATAGCTATTACTAAACAAGATGGTTATCATTACCCAGGTGGTGATTGGCTTGCTGGAACTATAACAACTGATTTTTTAGGTGGTTTAAGAACAGAGACTAGACCAAGAGTTTTAGAGCAGTGGAATCAAAATATAGATTTAGCTTTTAACGAAAAAACACTAAACAAATTAGAAGCTGCTTTTGGATCTAAATACAGAGAAGCTATAGAAGATTCTATAAGAAGAATGAAGACTGGTAGAAATAGAAAACAAGGCGCCAGTAGACTTGAACAAAGATTTACCGATTATATAAATAACTCTGTTGGTGCTGTTATGTTCTTAAATGCTAGATCAGCTGTTCTTCAAACTATATCTGCTGTTAACTTTGTGAACTGGACTGACAACAATCCTTTAAAAGCAGGTAAAGCTTTTGCTAATCAAAAACAATATTGGACAGATTTTATGTCGCTTATGAACTCTGACTTTTTAGTAGATAGACGTAATGGACTTAAAATAAATGTAAGTGAATCTGAAATAGCAGAAGCTGCTAAAACAACAGGTAATAGTGTTAAAGGTGTTATAAGTTATTTATTGAATAAAGGTTTTGTTCTAACTCAGTTTGCTGATAGTTTTGCTATAGCGACAGGTGGTGCCACGTTCTACAGGAATAGAGTTAACACTTATGTAAAACAAGGTATGAGCCAAGCTGATGCTGAGGCGAAAGCTTTTCTAGATTTTAGAGATACGGCTGAAGAATCTCAACAGTCTGCTAGACCCGATAAAATATCACAACAGCAATCGTCAAACTTAGGTAGATTAGTTTTAGCTTTTGCAAACACGCCATCTCAGTATGCTAGAATAATGGATAAAGCTGGAAGAGACTTAGTAAATAATAGAGGTGATTGGAAATCTAATGTTAGTAAAATACTATATTATGGGTTTGCACAAAACTTATTGTTTACAGCTCTTCAGTCAGCATTGATGTTTACAGGTTTTGGTGATGATGAAGAAGAAATAGATAAAGATACTATTAAAACAGCAAATAGTATGTTAGATAATATATTAAGAGGTATTGGCGTTCAAGGGGTTATATTATCTACAGTTAAAAATACTGTTATGGATCTTTACGATAGGTCTAAAAAAGAAGGAACTTGGCCAGGACCTGAATATTCAGATGCTGATACTAAATTATTAGAAGTTAGTCCTCCAATATCTATTAAGCTAAAGAAATTCAGCGGTGGTTTAAGAGATTATGAAATGAACTCTTGGAGACCTGAAGCTAATGAACCTTTTAATATAAATAATCCTTCATATAGAGCAGCTGCTAAAGTTATATCAGCAGTTACTAACGTTCCTATAGACAGACTATTTCAAAAGGTAGAAAATATTCAAGGAGCTTTAGACGATACAAATGAAACTTGGCAAAGAGTAGCAATGTTAATGGGTTGGCCTAAATGGCAGTTAGAAAATAAAGTTCAAAGAGAAGAAAGATATGCTAAGGAAGCTCAAGGTAGAAAAGAATATAGAGCTGAGGTTAAGAAAAGAAATACTAGACAGTATTATCCTAAAAAGCTACCTACCGCAGAAGAGTATAAAGCTATTGAACTAGAAAAAACTAAAAAAACGTTATTTAAACTTAAGAAAGCAGAGCAAATAGATAGTTTAAGACAGTTAGGTTTAACTACTGATGCTATAAAAAGACTTAAATACGAAGAAGATAGAGTAAATAAAATAATAGAACTAAACAAGTAAGCTATGGCATATACAATGAAACACAACACGAAAGATACACCATTAATGAAAAAAGGACCTTGCTGGAAAGGGTACGAAATGGTAGGAATGAAGAAAAAAGGTGGTAGAACAGTACCTAATTGTGTACCTAAAAACAAATAACATGTCACTTAAAAAGCCTGGAAGAAGAAAAACTATTAAAGCTTTTGAGCAAGGTTATAGAGATGCTGGTAAAATAAAATCAGGAGAATATAATAGGGAAAAAAGAGAATTTTATTATGATAAAAAAAATAAAGAAGTCTCTTTGTTACCTACTGATGATGCTGACATACCTATAACTAAAGGTGTTAAGAAGAGAAATCTAGGAGAAAATTTTAAATCTCCATTAGATCTTAGAAACCCTGATAGAAAACTAAAAAGGAAGGTTAAAAAATTAGTTAAAAAAGGAGCATTTTCTGTTTCTCCAGATGATAATGATGGGCCTAATTGGATTGAACCTCCCGTGGTTAAAAACAAACGAAAAAACAAAAAGAATATTGATGTTTTTAATAATGCTATGAATTATGTTAAATCAATACAAGATGATTCTCCATTAGATAAAAGCGAACCTAGAAAAACAACTAAAGGTAAAGGTAGAAACTTTAGAACAACTGAAGAAGGAGCTGGCATGACTTCTAAGGGTGTTAAAGAATATAGAAAGAAAAACCCTGGCAGTAAATTAAAAACTGCTGTAACAGGAAAAGTTAAACCAGGTAGTAAAGCCGCTAAACGTAGAAAATCTTTTTGTGCTAGATCAAAAGGTTGGACAGGTGAAAGAGGCAAAGCTGCTAGACGTAGATGGAAATGTTAGAAGATTTTGATATAGAAGTGTTTAAAGGTAAGCAACCTCCAGGTGACAACTCTTTAAATACATTGCAGGAAATTAAAAACTTATCTAAAATAAAAATGGATAAAGAATTTGTATCTAAAAATGATAACATTGAAGCTGAATTTAAAAATATTGTAGGTGACGATGAAGATATAGATATTCTAATAGAGCAATCTGTTCCTCATATAAAAAAATTAAAGAATTACTTCAATAGACCTAGGCCAAAAGATTTAGCTAAAAACTTTGGTTTAAAATTAGACAATATAGAATTAAAATCTATGGATACTCCTTCATATCCATCAGGTCATTCCGCTCAAGGTTTTTTAATAGGCGATTATTTAAAAAACAAGTATCCAAAAAAATCAAAAGAACTAGATAAGGTAGCTAACGATATTTCAGATAGTAGAAACGTAGCTAGAGCTCATTATAAATCAGACTCTGACTTTGGAAAAGAGTTAGGTCTAGAAATGAGTAGACATATTAGGAACAAAAAATAATGGGCACCATACCCAAAGTTCCTGTAACCAAAAAGGGAGGCCGAAAGACCTCCCTTTTATTATTTAGCAGCTACCGCAGTAGCTATTGCAATATGGACACATAGTTTTTGTTTTAAAAATTAAGTAATTTCACAAGCACCGCCAGCGCAAGCAAGCTCACCAGACAGATCAGTGTTATCTTCGGATTCGAGTACATTTTCTAAATTTATATCTTTTAAATGTTGCAACTTATTTATATAAGTTCCTTCGTCAATATCCTCAAAAGGAGCTTGAGTATATGTCCCGCCGTCAAATGGTAGCACAGATAAACCATTATAGTGTTTTCTGTTATTCCACATCCACTCTCCTGCATCTTCCCACTCTTCAGGTTTTAAACTAACTGTAGCTGAAACATTGTGAGTGTTACTACCTTTTCTATGACCAGGTGCAACCCACTCTGTTGCTACTTTTTTTATACGTTCAAGTAGTTGAAAAGGTGATTCAGTTCTAAGTATAGATCCAGCCGGAGCTTTTTGTGGTATACTAATTACAGCTGTGTCATGAGGTCTAAAAAATTCATCTTCAACTAGCATAGGGTGGTTTTCAACCAAATATTTATATATACTTTCGTTTTTACCAACCCTGATCCTACGCACATAATAATCATTGTGCCATGCATGAATACCGGATGACGTTCCTAGCGCCAGAGATGTCGTCCCTGCAGGCTTTACAGTTGTACATCGTGCCGCTGAATTAATTCCAATCGCTTTCGCGACTCTTGCGTTTTCTCGTTTTACTACTTGAGCGGCTTTCTTCATGTCGTATCCTAATACCGTGCCCGAGCCTATCCCAGTCATCGAGACGCCTATTAAAGCGTCTTTCTCTGTTGTTTGTTGCCATACTTCTCTTAAATAGTGAAAGTCAGTATATCCTGCTTGTAACGTGCCAATGAAGGCAGCAGCTTTCACTCTGTTGTTTAAATCTTCTTGTGATTCAATATCACTAGCATTTACTTCACACAGGTTACAAAACTGATATGGTCGTAAAGCTATTTCGCAACAAGGGTTTGTACCCCAGTCTTTATCATTATTAAAATATATTCCAGGTTCACCTGCTCCTGATAACTCTACACGTTTCCACAGATCCATAAAAAATTCTTTAGTTATTTTATGTCTCATAAGCACAGCTGAGTTATTTGCTCTACCTCTTTGAGGGTTTGTTTCCCACCAATTTCCTGATTTTGAAGATATCATTTCATCATCGTCTGCTGAGAACAAACTGATCAGAGCTGCGCGTCGGATCCCACCAGCTAAAACAGCGTCTGCTATATGACAAACTATATCGTGTACTTCCAATGTGGATAGTGTGTCTGTTTCTTCCTTTGAGTCTAATACTCCTGTTATTTTAACTATACATTCTTTAAGTGGTTGAGGTCCAGGTGCTTTACCACCGGACGTTACTAACATAGCGCCTTTAGGACGTATATCAGAGTAGTCAAATTCTATTCGTGAACTCCTTTTGTCACCTAAATACGATTTCATTAACACTTTAATAGCATCCGCCCAACCTTCAATTGAGTCACCTATTAAAAATCTTCTAGTTCTTTTTTGATAAGGTTTGCTTATCATAGGTAATTTATCAACATGGTGTTGCTGTACAGAATAACCTACACCAGTACCACCTAATAACAAGAACATTATCTCATTAAACGATTCAATATGATCGATAGGTAAGTAAGCACAATTATAAACACGATTAGGTGAAATTTCAATCGGTTTACCTCCGAACTGAAGCGATCGCATAGATGGTAAAATCTTTTTTTCATAGACCAATTTATATGTTGTTTTAATGTCATCTGTGAGCTCAGGATATTTTTTAATGTGCATATTCATGTTACGTGTTACTAGTTCGTCCCATGTTTCCCTACGGTTTAATTCAGGAATATATTTTGCATATTTCATATATACTGTTATATCACTTAGTATCTTGTTCGATAACTCCATCTTCTTTTGCTTCTTTAACTTTTGTTTTTACTTTACCTAAAGCTTCCTCATAATCAGGCATTTGCTTTATCGTCTCTAATGTACCATAAGAAACAGTTCTTATGTATTCTATTTCATTCATCAAATGTTGTATTACATTTGTTAAAGATTTAATTTTATTTTGCATTTCTAGCAATGTACTTTCTTTCATTATCCTATTTTAAATTTTATTGGCAAAGTAAACTTGGTATTAACTCTTTTACCTCTTTGCTTACCAGGTTTCCATTTAGGCATTGATTTAACAACTCTTAAAGCTTCATTATCTAACGTTTTATGAACACCTTTTACAATTTTTACTTTTCTTATACTACCATCTTTCCAAACAACAAATTGTACAAACACCTTACCTTGTATCATGTTTTGTCTAGCAATTTCTGGGTATTGTAATTGTTTTCCTAAGTATTCATATAATTTTTGAATACCACCAAAAAATTCAGGATTTTCTTCAACAACGTCAAATATTTGTTCAATTACAGGTTGTGGTTCAGGTTCTATATCTATAACTAAATCAACCTGATCTTCGTTGAGTATTAATATAGGTTTATCTATTACCTTTTCATCTTTAACTACCTCTATTTCTTCCGCTACGTTTGGCGGCGGTGGTGGTGGTGGTGGTGGCTTTGGTATTTCTATTTCTAATATAGGTTCTTCTTCTAGTTGTATTAACTGTGATTGTATTTTGTAATTCTTACTAGATATTGTTTTGTACTCTAAACAGCATAATGTTATAGCTAAAGCTAACACTATACCGCTTAGAGTATGGGTTAATTTATGTTGGTTTTTCTTGTTCATCTTTATGTATTGTAATACAAAGATCTATAAAGGGTAGGTAAAAAACATGGGATACATTATTTACTGTTTTATAAGTTCTTACTCCGATTAAAAATCCAGGGTAAAAACCTAAACTAATTTCCCATTCATTCATATTGTTTTTCGTATTCTAATAGTTCTTTTAATTTTAAATATCCTTTAACTTCAATACTCCATTTTATAAACTTATCTAATTGTCTATTTTTGTATTGCATACGAGCTAAAGCTGCGCTTTGTTTAGGATGATGTTTATAGTTTCGTCGCACTCTTTTTGATTTTGAGGTTTGTAGATACTAATTTTAGGTAATTTTTTCGAGGCATACATCTTAAAAAGTTTCCAACGTATAGGAAAAGATTCATTAGGCCGTCCTTTGCATTCAATGATAAATCCATTTCCTGTAAAATCAGGTGTATAAGTGACCTTACGTATCGCTTTGCCTCCTCTATTTCTATACTCTCCTTTAGAGTTTGCTTGTCTTTCATAACATTTATTTTTAAAGTCAAATGAAGGGATTAATTCATAAGTAATCCCTTCGTATGTAGCTTTTATTTTTGCAGCTTTTAATGCTTTATACATATAAGCTTCAAGGCCTGACTTAAACTCTATGTTATCAACGATAACTTTTTTAGATCGTACAGGACCTCGTTTTTTACGTCGCAACATCTGTCACGTAATAAGGTAAACCTGCATTTCTATCGTTAAAGTCTAATTGTGCTGAGCTTACAGCTTCAACAACAGCTTGATCTTTCAACTCTTCACGTGCAGCTTGTATATATAGTATTGCATCCATAAGTTCTTCTTGTATATCGTTTAAATAACCTAATAGATCTTTATGTTTACCTGTTCTTTCATCATGTAATGTCTTACCGTATTTTTTGTAACCCACATCAGAACGTGTTACAAATTTGTCACACACTCTTTCAACTACAGGGTCTCTAAATTTAATTGTTTTTTCTGTCATAATAATATCCTATTAAAATAAATAATAATGCTACTAAATTAGCTAATACTATCCCAAGTGTTGGATTATCCATTTTTTACAAATGTTCCGTTTTGCATTCCGCCTTTACGATCTTTTATTTCGTTGTAAGCTGAATCAATACATGTTTCAATTGATGTTCCTCCTAGCATAGCTAGATTCGTTAATACGACAACCATATCTCCTATAGCATCTACAAATTCAACTTGATTATCTTTTAATATCGCTCTACCAAGCTCTCCTGCTTCTTCCATTAATTTACAGTATTGGGTTTTAGTATCTCCCTTATCATAAAGTCCTCTTTCATCAGCCCAATCTCTAATTAATTGAAACCTATCTTTTTCTACACCATTAGCTCTATTCTTTAATTGATTATAAAATAAAGTGGCTTCATTCTTAGCTTCGTTTAAAAAGGCTTCATAAAACGCTTTGTTGTATATGTAAGATCTATTTTTATTAAACATAGATGTTGATGCGTTTTTCATTATCCAGTCTATAGTATCTTTAGTTAGTTCAAATGTACCATGAACTGTTGTCCATTTCTTACCTAGCTCATCCATTAATCTGCCTTTTAATTTGTTTAATGGAACTGGAAATGTGCTGGTTTGTTCGGTTGCGTTTATTTTCATTTTAAATAATTTATTATATGGTTTTAAATCTACTTTATAGCCGTAAGACTTTTGAAGTTCTATCTCACGTTTTGATATATAATCTATATCTTTACTATGATCAAGAACTTCATATTCGTCTGGATTGTATCCTTGTTTTTTTGTTACCCTGTTATTAAGATCACGTGTAACTCCAATCTTTTTACCCGGGATGTGGTATAAATAATATGTTATATTACCATCCATATTCATCTGCTCTTGATTGTGCTGGTCCTTTCTCTTTCTTACTCAAGAACTTACCTAAATCTTTCTCGTAAAGATGTAAGTTATGAGCAAAGTGATAATATGTACCTAATTCATATCCGGCTTCCTCTGCAACTAATAATTGTAATTGTGCAAAACAATACTGATCATTACAGAAACCGTACCAGAGATCATTAGATCGCATCGTAACACACATATTCAGTTTATCATTTACAACTGTAAACTGTATTGCGTATGTGCATGGAGTATCATACCTATATTTACGTATCTCTTTACCATCGTAAATTGATATTGCAGCTTGTCTAGTATCAGGATGACGTCTTAATCTTTTTATCACATGATCAAGTTGTGAATTTCTACCCCATTGATAACCGTAATTAGAATGTACGTTGTTTTCTCCGTCAGCCATACGTTTCCATATCTCAGGTATTTTACCGTATAGTTTACCTAGTGTTTCTACGTTTCTATCTCCGGTCATATACCAAGCCCATTCAGCCGCAGCGTAATCAGGATTCCACCTACGCCATGGTGCTTTAATATCCATTTGATCTGGATTTTCCATTTCAAAACCTATATTAAATAAAGCTTTAGTTCCAGCAAAGTTTTGGCCATAATGTTCTATACATTGGTACCAATACTGAAAAGCTTCGTCCGCGTTTCTAAATTTATTTGCGAATGTTTTTATCATAATAAAATCTATATA